GTAAAGACTTCGAAAAAAGTCTCGACAGCGGGTCGGTAGCTCAATCTTCCTTCGCTGGTTATGCGAAGAAAGGGCGTCTCCCGAGAATCTTCTCGGGTTTCACCAGCCAAATTTTCGACACGATGAGTGGACAGTTGCTCGAAGAACCAAACATCGACGCTATCCAGGCCGTTCGGCAGATAACTCTGCTGTTTGGCAAGGTAAATCTCCCGTGCAGCGATGCTCGAGAGAAGGCGGCGATTACTAAGTTCATCGAGTGTGAAGAGCAGGTACGGCTCAACGACTCGCGCATGAGCGAATCCGACATGGACTCGTTCGTGAGCTTGGCGATGAGAGTATTTGGAGATGTATTTGCTAGTGTAGATGAAGATATCTACTACCAGCGAATCGTCCCCAAGCACGGACCCGGTTCTACTGCTGATCGAATTTCGGGAAACCAGAAGTTCAATCAAACAGTTTGGACCGAGAGGTTGGAGAGGGTGTTTCCTCATATGGATAACATCTTCCCTTCCTGGAGCCATGCATTGGCTTCTCCGGCTGTAACCCTGCTTGAACCCGGTGAGGAATTACCCGTTAGGGTAATTACTGTACCTAAAACATTGAAAACTCCACGTATCATTGCGATTGAACCGACCTGCATGCAATACATGCAGCAGGGGATCTTGCAATCATACGTTCGAGCTATAGAGAAGGATGACATCCTTTCACAGCTCGTGGGATTCGACGACCAGAGCCCTAATCAGGCTATGGCCGAAGAAGGTTCCCGTGATGGGAGCCTAGCTACACTCGATCTGAGTGAAGCTTCCGACAGAGTTTCCAATCAGCTTGTACGGAAAATGGTTAGCTTCTTTCCCAACCTAGCGGAAGGGTTAGATGCAACCAGAAGCCGGAAGGCTGACGTACCTGGCCATGGTGTATTACGCCTGGCCAAGTTCGCGTCTATGGGTTCAGCTCTATGTTTCCCAATTGAGGCCACAGTGTTCTTGATTGTGGTCTTGTTGGGTATACAAGAAGAGCTCAACTGTAAACTCACCTGGGAATCCCTCGCGGGATTCGTAGGAAAGGTGCGCGTCTATGGGGATGATATCGTTGTCCCCACAGAATACGTGCAAGCCGTCGTATCCAAGCTTGAAACTTTTGGGTTTCAGGTAAACGGAAGCAAGTCTTTCTGGACCGGAAGGTTCAGAGAGTCTTGCGGAAAGGAGTACTATGCAGGCCAGGACGTATCTATTGTCCGAGTCCGCGAAGCGCTCCCTACCCGACGACAGCATGTTCCGGAGATTATCTCGACGGTATCTCTCAGAAACCAGATGTATTTCGCTGGTAACTGGGAGACCGTCAAGATGTTGGATGAACTTCTGGAGAGGCTGTTGCCTTTTCCATACGTTCTTCCTACTTCTCCCGCGCTTGGCCGACATTCTTTTCTAGGGTGCGAATCCCAGAGGGAATGTCGTAATCTTCAAAAGCCCCTAGTCAGGGCCTTTGTTGTGTCTGCTCAGCTTCCTCCGGATCATCTAGAGGGGCCGGGTGCCTTGCTCAAGTATTTCCTTAAACGCGGCGACCAGCCATTCGCCGACGGAGATCACTTGGAACGTGC